ATACCGGCTCCCAGACGACCGGGATGGACATCGACGCAAGGACCGCTTCCGCGATTGGGATGTCAAGCGTCCACATCTCTTGTCCGAAGTACACCGGGACGTCTCTATTGAGGTTGTGAGCCACGACGACGAGCGTCGTATTGTGTCGGAGATACAAGTCCCGAAAGGTCGCATCTTCGTCGCCGAGAGCTCTCTTGACCTGGTCTCGAATCCACTCCGAAGGAACCTCCGACCGACACCATCCGAGATTCGTTCGGAGGTTGTGCATATCTCTCAAGATGCCCCACTCATGGTCGAGCCATCGGGAATACTCTATCGACGCAATCTCTTTCTCGATTGCATCCACCTCGAGGCGGAAAGAGAGGAGCATCGCCGTGATTGCTCCCGCACTGGTCCCGACAAAGTGTTCCACTTGGGAGAGAGGAAGGCTTTCTTGCATCGCTTGAAGGGCTCCGAGATAACAGAGACCCTTCATCCCTCCGCCTTTGAAGACGAGACAATTGACAACACTCAAGTCGACTTTTTTCATTGGTTTTTTTCCCTTTCAAAATTGACTATGTAACGTTCTTTCTATATGTTCTACTGTGGGACCAAACTCTACACGAGACACGCGATGCCAAAAATACCAAAGAAACACTACAAGCTGACGAAGAAGAAAGTCATTGCTTCGATAAAGAAGCAAAGGGGCATTCTTTCCTATGTTGCGAGGGAGTGTGCGGTCGACCGTGCGAGCATCTATAACTTCCTGCAACACTATCCCGAGATCTGGGATGTGGTCAAAGAAGCTCGAGAGACTGTGACCGACGAAGTCGAGAACGAGATGCTCAACGTTATCTTTTCTCAAGACCCGGCCTTCGCAAATCAGAAGGCTCGACTCATTCAATTCTACCTCCAGAACCAGGCAAAGGACCGGGGGTATAACGCAGACAAGGAAGAGAAGAAAGACATCGGCCCCATCGTGATTGAGATGAAAAACATCCCGAGACCAGACGATGCTTGACTACACTCCTCTCGACCACCAGCACAAGTTCCACGCGGGGAACGGTCGCATCCGACTCGCCTCGGGAGGAGTGCGCAGCGGGAAGACATTCGCAGGAGCTCACGAGGCTCTCTTCCTTGCTATTGAACATCCGGGATGTGATGGAGCCATCGTCGCACCGACGGCAAAGATGCTTCACTCCATCGCCTTGAAGGAGTTCCGCAAGGTCTGCAAGCAATTCCCGGGACTGGTGGTCGGCGAGGACAAGAGCAAGGAGTTCGCAATCTTCCTCGCGAATGGCTCGACAGTGTACTACCGAAGCGCAGACTCTCCGGGCTCCCTCGATGGTCTGACGCTTGCGTGGTTCTGGGCTGACGAGCTGCGTCACTGGAAGAAGGAAGCGTGGGAGATTCTAGTCGCTCGACTTTCTTGTCCGCGAGCTGGCGAACGTCGAAAAGGAATCGCGACATCAACTCCGAAGATGAATTGGATGTTCGAGGAGTTCCACGACGAGGAATACAAGGACGAGCGGAAGATTTACTTCTTCCCGACCGACAAGAACCACCACCTCGCGAAGTCCTACATGGACGGATTGAAGGCAAGCATCTCGAAGGCTCGCTTCGCCGAGTACGTCCTCGGACAGTTTGGAGGAGCGGAGGGCTCAGTCTTTCCCGACTTCAACCTTCAAAAGCATTGCACGGACAGCGGCGTCGAGTACGACCCAGAGCATCCGGTCCTCTGCTCCTTCGACCCTGGTCATCGTTCGGCGTCGCTGTTGTTCGCTCAACACTTCTCCTACTGTCGACAACACAACTGTCGAGACTGTGTCCACGTCTTCGCGGAGTGGCATCCGGACGACACCTCCACAAGTCGCGTCGCCGACGAGCTGCGTTCGATGGTCATCCGGGAGGGCTGGTCCTACGATGCCGGACGCTTCCCGTTCATCGACAAGGCAGGGAACGCGAAGAACGTTCAACGAGGAGAGAGTGACGTTCAAATCCTCGAGGACTTTGGATTCCGTCCCGACTGGGTCCGCTCGAGGACCGACACGTCGATTCCTCACGGGATTGACCTCATCAACACGAAGCTCTTGAACGTGGAGGGAGAGTCGAGCTTGTTCTTTGCTCCGGAGCTGCGACCGACCGGAAGAGAAGACCGAGGCATAATCAAGGCTCTCCAATACAGCGAGTTTCCGGACACACCAGGCAAGACCAAGAGCGAGCATCCCGTGAAAGATGGATTTTTCGAGCACAGTCGTGATACTTTGCGGTATCTTCTTGTGAATCTCTTCCCGTACTCCGGCAAAGGTTGGGTGGAATAATGATTGAACGAGCAACATTCCAAGAGCTTTGGGACAACGACCACCAGCGTCGCGACGCGGTCAAGGACCTCTTGAGCATCTATGACCACGACTGGTCGCTGATGCTACAAGACAAGATTCGCGAGAACTTCGCTCCGCAGAATCAGAAGAGGATGTTCTCGAAGCTCGACACGTCTCTCAACCTCCTTCGGTGGTCCTCCGACACACTGGCTCCGATTTATTGCGAGGGAGTCAAGCGGTCGATTGAAGGCGACGAGACCGCTGACCTTTCAGTGTACGAAGCCGATGGTCTGCTGAACCTTACCCTCGACCGAGCCTCGAGACTGTTGTTCGCTGTCCGTGAGCTCGTCCTCCGGCCTATCGTCAACGAAGTCACCGGTCAGATAATGGTCGACATCATCACTCCGGACCAGTGTTCCGTGATTCGACATCCAGACAACCCGCTTCGCCTCACCGGGCTCGTTTACCAGACACAAGGCGGAGACTTCATCGTGTGGACGGAGGACGACCACAAGGTCTTCGACGCTGGGTGGGTGGAGAAGCGCAAGCCCGACGGCGAGCCTTATGTCAACGATTACGGAATCATTCCGTTCGTGCTCGCTCACGCAGTCTTCCCGGACCGAGGGACGTGGCATGAGAAGGACGCGAACGGCCTCAAAGCAGCGACCTTGAACCTCGGGATGGCAAAGACCGACTACAACCACAAAAGGCATCTTCAGTCGCACAAGCAGATGGTCTTCACCGGCGTCGGCAACCAGAGCGGAGTCGGCAAGAAAGCAGCCAGCGACCCTTCCTACGCGATACTTTTGAAGGACCAGGGAGCCTCGGCGTCGGTGCTCGACCTCCAAGGAAACCTTGGCGAGCACCTCAGCTCCATCATCAACGACGCAGCTCAAACCTTGTCGCTCTACGGAATCAACCCGGGAGCGGTCAAGGGCTCCCTCGACGCCTCCTCCGGCTATGCGTTGTCCATCAAGCTCACCGACACCGAGCGAGTCTGGAAACAACAGCGCACACTCTGGGAAGCGTGGGAGCGTCAGTTGTACGAAGTCTCGCGTCGCGTGGTTGAAGTCGATGGACAGGACACACTCCCGGAGGGACGTCTCGTCTTCACTTGGCCCTACATCGGACCACAGCAGGACAAGAACGCGGACGCCGAATACTGGTTGAAGCTCCTCGCTGCGGGAGTGACTTCGGTCCCGGAGGTGAGACGCAACCTCTTCCACGAATCACCGGAGCAGCTAGCCGAGTGGATGACCGAGTCGGAGATGTACACAGCAGCGACCTCACCAATCGCTCCTCCGGTCATCCCGTCACCGATTGCAATCGTTGAGCAGCAGCTCGAGGAGACAGTCGAGGCATAATGGACACACCGAAGCAAATCCTCACCGCAGCGATTCAGAACGACGCTGCTCTTGACGACCTCCTCGCAAAGTATGCGGGAAGGTTGCGTGGTTTGAAGACGCAGCTCGTCGCCTTCATCCGTGCGAATCGTGGTGCAGATGGCAAGGTCGCGGTCGCTCTCAACAGTTACAACCTCCTCGAGCAAGAGCTGGCTCGAGCTGGGTTCGCTTCGTTCTACGATTACGGAGACCTATTCGACCAGGCTGGAGAGCTTGCGCTTGAGCAGGTCGCCGACATCCCGGAGAGCCAACTCATTCTCCAAGCCTCGAGACAGTCTCTCGCAGCTGCTCTCTCGGAGACGACTGTTGACGTCAACCGGCAGATTCAAAGCCTCGGGAATGGCATCGTGCAAGCTCTCAAAGCGGAGATGGAGATTGCGACTGTGATTCCTCGACCGCTCTCCGGCATCGCTGCGAATATCAGCAGCGCAACAGGACTCGCAGAGGGACGAGCGAGGACCATCGTCAACACTGCGCTCGCTTCGATTCAGAGAGGCGTTCACGCACGAGCTCTCGACTCTCTGGTGGCACAAGGCGTCGAGATGTTCCTGTACTACACCGGACCTCTTGACGGGAAGACACGACCCTTCTGCAAGCCTCTCGTTGGCAAGGCGATTCGACAGGTCGACACGGCGAAGCTCTCTCCGGGTCGTGGTCTTACCTTCCGGAGAAACGGAGGAGGATGGAACTGTCGACACTCCTCGATTCCTGTCACTCGAGGATGGATTGAAGCGAACAACGTGGACGTGGCCTCCGGGACCGACATCGCACGAGCGAACGCAGGAGCGAAGAGATAATGGCAAGACGAGCAAAGCCTCCACAGAGCGCAGTCAACGCAGCGAAGAAGGCTCTCCGCTGGCGAGACGAGCACGGGAGAGACCAGGTCAAAGGAGCGACTCGCGTCGGATGGACGAGAGCCAACCAACTCGCTCGAGGCGACGAGCTCACAGAAGAGACGGTCCGCAGAATGGCGGCGTTCTACCGTCACCGAAAGAACGCGACGGTCGCCGAGGAATACAAGGCGACGCCTTGGAGAGACCGAGGATACGTCGCGTGGTTGACGTGGGGAGGGACCACCGGAGTCAACTGGGCTCGACGTAAGGTCGCACAGTGGAACAAGGAGGACGAGAAGAGATGAGCAAGTTCGTCTTTGACACGACAGCCTTCGCGAACAGCGTCGAGGAGAAGCTCAAAGAAATCTCTCCGATACTCGCCGAGGTAATGGGAAACGCGCAAGTCGCGAACAACCAGCTCCGCCTTGACAACGGAATCGGAGTCGACGACAAGAAGATGAAGCTTTACTCTCGACAGTACGCTCTCGAGCGAGAGGCTCGAGGCGAGCGCATCGACGTCCGCAACCTTGTCCAGACCGGGAGGATGCGCGGAGGGATGGCTCTTCAGAAGGTCGAGAGGACTTCGACCGGAGCGGTCGCGACGATTGGATTCTCAGACGCACGAGCAAGAGAGCTCGCTTTTTACAACCAGCAGAGGACACCATTCTTCGGCATCTCACCGAGCGACGCCACATCGCTCGACGCAGTTGGGCAAGCCGAGGCAAAAAGATTGCTTGAGGGAGGATAAGATGGCAGAACAAGAAGAGACGAACGGAATCGAAGTCGAAACCACGACCGCCGCGACGGAAGTCGCGAGCGAGTCGCACGACAATCAGACGACGCCTCCGGTCGATGACTACAACACTCTGAAAGAGAAGAACCAGGCTCTCGAGCAGCAGCTCGCAGAAGTCTCGAAAGTTCTCGCAGAATTAAAGGACCACACCGGCTTTGATGAAGGCGACGAGCCTGAACCCGAACCCGACACCGCCAACCCAGAACTCGCGCAGTTGTCTGCTCAAGTGGAAGGATACAAGGAAGTAATGCAAGCGCACGTTGACGCTTCCCTCGAAGACCTTCCCAAAGAACAGCAAACACTCATTCGAGAGCTTGGTGGTGAAGATCCGCTTGCGCAATTCCGCGCACTGTCCCGGCTTCAAAAAGCGGGAATGCTTGCAACCAAGAACCCGAAACCAAAAAACCAACGCGGCTCGCATCAAGGTCGAGTCGACTCCGGCACAGCGCAAGGTCGACCGGCGACGCTCAACGAGATCCGAGCGGAAGCCCGCAAAGACCTCTTGAACCTGTGACCAAAGGAATAAAAGATGGCAACGTATAACCTCTCCGCATACAGCAACATTCTGCGCAAACGCTACGACAGAATGATCACTGACGCAGTGACCCTTCGCGGTCCCGGTAACTTCGAAGCAGACCAGCTCGGTCTCTTCCAGCCTCAGACCTTCATGGAGTTCCTCCGCGCAAACGGTCGCATCTCCATCGGTGGAAGCCTCGACGCTGGGAACAAACAGTGGCCCGTCCGCTCCGCTGGTGGCTCCGCTTCGTCCTACTCCGCCGAAGACCCGATTCCCTCCTCCGTCACCGACACCTATGCACAAGCCTCCATCGCTTGGGCGCGTACTCGGAACACGATGGA